AGAACCTGAACACCGGACACAGCCATAAAGCCCTCAACCAAGTCCGTGTCCTTCAGCCCATCAATGTCCATTTCGCCAGCGCCGAAGAATTGCCGCGCCATGTTGGGCAGGCTTTCTTCACGGATGGCGCGCAACTCGGGTTCACCTGTCTGCGCGTTGGGGAAACTCACCTCAAGAAGGTTGGTCTCTTTCTTCACACGCTGGAACCATTCGGCCACGCGAATCTGGTCTTCGTGCATCCATAGTTCGCTGTTCTCGTCGCGGCTGTCGCCATCGAACGGAACAAGCGAGGCTTCTGGGTAGCGCGCCTTGAACTCGTCCTTGCTCAACATGTCGCTAATAAAGGCAAACTCCCAATCCGACGCATCAAACGAGGTGCTGGACGTGTCCCAGTGAACAGACAGCGGGTTGGCAATGCGCTTGATGCGCGCCTCTAGTTCGAATGTCTCGTCGTGGGCATAGTCAATATCAATACGGAAGAACCCGAACCCGCCTGTCACGGCATGGTCAATCGCGGTGTCATAAGCCACGCTGGCTACGGACTGACGTTCGATGTTCTTGATAAGGCCGCTGATTACCTCTGCGGTGTCTTCGTCGGCGTTGCTGTCAACAGGGGAAACCTTGATGGCCGGTCGGCCTTGGCGGGCTTCGTTCACAACAGAGCGGATAAGGGACGGCAAACGGTTGATAACCAGAGCCGGGCGGCCTTCCTGCTCACGCTGCGCTTTTACCTTGTCGGGCCACTGATCTGCCAAGCGCGCGAATTTCACGTCTTCGTAGTAGTTCTCCCGATTGAAGTCTGACGCCTCTTGGCTCTCCTGGAAGCGGTCAAGCGCGTCCTTCATCAGGTCATCTTCGGTGCCGCGCTTTGCCATGTATTCATCCATCAATGGGGTGCGCGCCTCACGGCGGGCTTAATCGGACTATTTATAGACTATCCAATGTCCTGCGGCAATGCGAAACCCGCTGCCATATCTTCCTCGGCGGCGTCAAGCCTCAATGGGTCATCTGCCGCAAGTTCGATGATCTGGTCGTAGTTCTTCATCGTTTCGGCATAGTGCATCCGCGCTTCGTCTTCGCTCATGTCCTCAAGGGCCATGCGGCGGGCGTATTTGTGTACCGCGTTCTTGTGCATTGCAAAGCGGGCCATTCGTAGGCGGCGATTGTCTTCGGTCATCCCATCCATGCTGAACCGCCCCCAACGTGCGTAAATGTTTCTTCCTTGGACTTCACCCGCGTAATTCCGGGGAATAGTTCGGTCATGCACCATATCATTGCTTCGGCCCTGTCTGGGCTGTCGGACCCCTCATAGCCAGACGAGGTGAACTTGCAAAGCTGGTCTTCCATTTCTGGCATTGATCCAACGTGGTGAATGCGATTGGTGGAGTATAGCGCAGAAACTGGCTCGGCGCGAACATGCTTGCCGCGTGTGGCGCGAACCTCAATGATCCGTGCGCCCCGGCCCTGGCTCTCAATGGTGTGCTTAACCATATCGCCGCCCTGATTAATCTCTACGACGATGGCGTCTGCCTCATACTTGTCGTACATCGCCAGCGCCCGCTGCGCCCATTGGACCGGCCCGCCTTTGAGACTGGCGTCTTCCAGCACATAGCCGTGACCGTCCGAACCAAGCGCACAGACAGACACACCATGTTCATCAGATACGGCTGTGTCGGTAACGGCGGGGTCAATGCCCACCAGGATGCGTTCGATAGCTGGCGGTTCAACAACCCTGTTGGCCTCAATGACCTGTCGCGTCCAGATGGCACCCAACGCCTCGGGCTCGTAGTCCCCATGCCATATATGGGCGTAGCGATCCGGGTTGGCCTTATGGTCGTGCAGCCTGTCGGCTTCCAGTTCGGCGGGAAACAGCTTGTTATCGGTGAAGTTGATCTCTCGAATGATGGCGTCTTCTGGCGGCATCGGTCCCCGGAAGAACGCATCAACAGCGTCAGCCCTGTTGCGCGGGTTCCATGAGAACCACAATTCAGAGCCGGTCGCGCGGATCGTGGGTCGAAGTAACTCAAGGGAGCGAGAGGATAATGTTTGTGATTCCTCAACCCACGCAATCTGAAATCCTTCGAGACTTTTTATAGATTCGGCGGTGTGGTCTTGCATACCCTGGAAGATAATCACACCGTTGCCGGGGCATATAATCTGGTCATTCAGGATGCGAAACCTGTCCGAATAGCCCATTTCGGCTATCTTGTCTTCCAGCAGCCGCTTAGCCGATTCCTTCAAGGTCTTCTGGACCTCACGGATACAGGCCGCACGGAACCCGCTGTTTTCAGCCGCGTTGGCAATCATAGCCTCTGCAAAGAAGTGCGACTTGGCCGAATTGTGATGCAGCACACCATGAGCAAAATAGCAGTTTGTTTCTGGCACATGCACATCCCAGAACGTTTGGCGGCTGTGCTTGATAACCTGTCTCAATCTTACTATAGTTGGTATCTCACCACCCCCCACAGAAAGCCCTTGATATGGATTACCGAACACAACACGCCAATGCTTGCGCGAAAGCCTTTGAAGGCTTCTCGCCTGATGTTTCAACGTGCCGAGCGCCAGACCTAGTTCTGACTGTTTGCGAATTAGCCGCGCAAGGTATGTTCTCAAAGGAAATAGCAGAGATTGTCGGCAAGACGCCAAAGGCAGTACAGAAGATTTTCCGTCGCTATGACTTCCCGCGCCTTCACAACATACATCCGCCGAAGCGCGAACAGCGGCACGACTGGCAAGGGGGCGTGAAGGCGGTGAATGGTTACAACTATGCCCGCTCTCCCGACCACCCAAACAAATCAAAGCACGGCGGCTATGTAGCTGAACATCGCCTTGTGATGGAAGCCCACCTCGGGCGATACCTGACAAGGAAGGAAGTGGTTGACCATATTGACGGCAACCGTCAGAACAATAGCCTAGAAAACCTGCGAGTTTTTCCGTCGAACGCCGAACACCTGCGAGTAACCCTTGCAGGGAAGTGTCCAAACTGGACCGAAGACGGAATGAAAGCCCTTGACGCGGCACGGCGCAAAAAACGTCGCTCGTGGTTAGGTCAGCCAAGGTAGCCCATCCCCGCGCAGTTTTGAACTTGTGCTGATCGGTGCAAACAACCCTGCGCCCGTCGCTAAACGTGACTTCGTACAAGTCTACCTCGAAATACTCTTTCGGGCGCGTGGCGTAGGTTATGCCAACATGGCCGTTCCTTTCCGTGTAAACAGGCCCGCCATTGAAATCACTGATAGGCACGGGGCCGGAAGGCGTGTCAATTAGCGTATCAGCGTGGACACACCCCCTGCCGCCGAATAGTGCCTTGTAGCGCGATGGTTGCATGAAATCGTCGAACACATCCGACGCGCGCCCCACAATATAGGCTGGCTTACTCTTTTGCATTGCCACCCCACAGGACAAGCGGAGTGCCGTCCTTGCCTTGATGCTCTTGCACGCTGGTTTCCTTCCAGCCCATGCGGGTCTTGCTCCACCAGATGGCCGCAGTCGTGTCGCCAGACAGCGCCTTGTTGTAAAGCGTTCCGGCCACCTTGGCGTTCGCCTTGGTCGCCGCCGTGTCAAGTTCCTGGCGGAAGTGCTTACGTAGCGTCTTCTCGTCAATGCCGTCGCGCAGAACGCGGGCAATCGAATCCTGCGGGATGCCAACGGCGCTCATCTGCTCGACCATCCTGCGCTCGTCGTCGGTCGGCTTAAACGATGGTTTTGTCACCCGTTTAGCTGGCATTTTCTTTTATAGTCGGGAATTTCTCGCCGCTACCCTCTAGTGTTGCTTGCTCTCCGGTGAAGTCCTGCCAGCGTTTTACGATGACATCGCAGTAACGCGGGTCGAGTTCCATTAACCGGGAATGGCGACCGTTCTTTTCTGCGGCGATCATTGTGGTGCCGGAGCCGCCGAAGCTGTCTAAAATTAAATCGCCGCCCTTGGTGTTGTTCAGCATTTGGTATTCAAACAATCCGACCGGCTTCATCGTCGGATGCTCTTTGCTTCGAGACGGTCGGTCAAATTCCAATATTGTGGTCTGCTTTCTGTCGGTCGCCCAAAGATGCCCCGCGCCATCCTTCCATCCATACAAGCAAGGTTCATGCTTCCAATGGTAATCCTGCCGCCCCATGACCATCGTTTGCTTCTTCCAAATCAAACACTGGCGTATCTGCCAGCCAATATCGTGCGCCGCACCCCGGAAGTTGTAGCCTTCTGAATCAGCGTGCCAGATATAGAAAACCGCCCCAGATTTTATAACAGCGTCTGCGGCAGAGTATGAATCGCGCAAAAACTGCCTGAATTGGTCATCACCCATTTCGTCGTTTTGTATTTTCAAGGAGTCTTTTGTCTTCCCCTCATACGCCACGTTATATGGTGGGTCTGTTAGCCACATATCGGCACGGTGTTCGCCACACAACGCTTCTAGAGCATCAATGCTGGTCGAGTCCCCACACATCAGCCGGTGATCGCCCAGCAGCCAAACGTCGCCGGGCTTAGTCACTGGGTCGTCTGGAACGTCCGGCACTGCGTCTTCGTCGGTCAGCCCTTCGGTCTTATCAGCCAGCAGCGAGGCCATTTCATCGTCGCCAAAGCCAAGCAGGGACAAATCAAACCCCTCATCGGATAGCCCGGTCATTTCGACCTTGAGCAAGTCCAAGTCCCACCCTGCGTTGAGTGCGAGTTTATTGTCTGCAATGACGTATGCGCGCCGTTGTGCGGGCGTCAGGTAGCCGAGTTCGAGTGTCGGGACCGTCTCCATGCCTAACTTGCGCGCGGCCAGCAAGCGGCCATGCCCGGCAATGATTCCGCCTTCCCCGTCAGTCAGGATCGGGTTGGTAAATCCAAATTCCTTAATGCTGGCCGCGATCTGTGCGACCTGCTCATCACTATGTGTTCGGCTGTTTGCGACGTATGGCACAAGGTCTGAAACCTTGCGCTCAATAATCTCCTGCTTTGGGTTGAGTTTCTTGGTCAT